TGGTCTATCAGCACGCCGTCGAGGGGCGTGACCGTGACATCGCCGATGCGCTGTCGGGGTTCGCGGTGGGCAACGTCGTCCCATTGAAGCGTCGAGCATAGACAAGAGAGGAGCGTAGGCACACACTGAAGCGGCCCCAGCCGGTGTTAAAGCACCGACCAGGGCCTAGACCGAACACCTTAACTGGAGGCGAACGATCATGAGTCCAATTCTGCCCAAAAGCGCCATGGCACCCACGGGCGACACGCCGTTGACCGCCGACGAGGCGGTAGCCGAGGTTGGCTGGATCGCCCATGAGGCGCGGGCCATCGAGGCCGAGCGCGTCGATGAGGACTCCGAGCGCTGGCAGGACTACCTCAACCGCAAGCGCGCCCTCATGGAGTTCATCGAGGGCAGGCTGTGATCGTGCTAGCGGTCCTCTTCGGCGCCGGCGTGGCGGCCACGTGGTGGTACTCCCGGGGCGCGCCATGAACGCGCTGGACGTGCAGCGACACGACGAAGGCCTAGGCGCGGCCATGATCGCTCACGCGCTGAGGCATGACGCCACAGCGGTCGAGTTGCTGGCCCGCGAGCATGAAGACCCTGTAGCGCTGGCGGTAGCCGTCGCACGGGCCGCGTACAACGTGCTCGCGATGACTTCGCTGCGACCGAACCAGTCCAACCTGTTCGAGCTCCAGGAGGCCTACGGATACGCCTTGTGGCTCGCTAAGGATGCAGCCGACTACTGACCAGCACACAGCAGCGCCCGCTCTCCGAGACAGTGAGAGCGGGCGCTGTGCTGTGTCTAGTCTCCGGCCTGCTCGGCATCGTCGGCCAGCCTGAGCAACACTGCAGCCAGGTCGCGTGCCTGAGCGGGGCTCAAACCGTAGTTCTGACAGTCGACTTGGATCGGATGCCGGAAGTGGCCTCGCTCGTCGACCTGCTCGTGCTGATTGAGCCGAATACGCATCTCGATCGGGTGCCAGTTGTGGTCGACGTCCTGGGTCCCCGCGATCACCTCCGGCCCTTCGTGCCAGAAGTCGTCCATCCGGTTCCGCAACCGGCGCGCGAGATGCTCGGCTCCCGTCACGCACCACGGCGGGCAGGGTTGGTCGTCGCGCCAAACAGGGTCCGGTGAGGTAGTCATGGCGTCAGTCTCCCAGCAAAATGACACGACCGCGGCCGGCTGACTTGCCGGTGGCGCCCTTGGCGAGCGCGTCCAACCGTGCCTGCCATGCCAACATCCCGGCATAGATCGCGTCAATCTTCCGGCTTGAGTCCTTCGATTCCTTACCCACACCAATGCCTGCGCGGGCCACCAGGACACGCCGCGCATTCAAGGCATGCTCAGTGAGCCGGTAGCTGCCATCGTGGCTTAGATCGCCATTCACGACCGCCTCCTCGAAGCTCGCAGCGGCCTTGACCACGGCACTGGCGCGGTTGGTCGGCCACTGCATCGGGTGCGCGCCAGCGGACACCTTGAGCTTGCGCGCGAACTGTTGCTCCCAGCCGGCGACGCGGGCCTCCCACCCGTGCGGGTCCGCGTACATTCCCACGACCTTGTAGCGCCGGAAGGCATCGATGACTGCGGCGTCGATGACCTGTTCTGGCGCCTCCCAATCGTCTTCACCCTGCCGCGCCTGCCACACACCAACCTCGAAGAGGTGACCGTCCTTAACCCGGCAACCCACCAGGGCGGTTGCGTCGGCGTTGCCCCGGACACGGCCGCGTGAGCCGTCGAAACCCATGACGATCGTGTCGCCGTCCTCGATGCGCTTGGACTTGTCCTCGCACGCCAGCCACAGATCAGCGCGAAGCCACGCATCGTCAGCGCTGGCAGGCTGGTTGAGGTAGAAACGACGCGCATCGGAGGGGTGCGTGTCACCATCCCGGATCTCGGCCATGATCCTGTCAACGTCGATCCAGGGTGAGTCCGCGTATAGCTGCTCAAGGGCGGCGCGCAACTGCTCCTCGTCGGCCAGGTCCTCGCATATCCCGATTGGGTGCCAGCGCAACACGCCATCGCCGCTGTGGGTGCCCGCGGCCACAGCATCGGCGTAGTCACCGGTCCTCTCAGCCACAGAGTTGCCTCCCTGAACCCACATGTTCGTCGCCTCGATCGAGCGGCCTCCCGTCTTGCCCACGTTCCGGCGAAGGGTCGCCGCCAGCCGGTCTCCACCATTGCTCGCGTTCCACAGGTGCGACTCGTCCAGGATCACGGCCGTGTACCTGGGGCCTTCCTTGCTCTGGGCCTTCGCGGTGGCCGGCGAGAGCATGCCGCGGCGGGTGCGGATTCTTGTGATTCCGCAGTCCAGACCGACGATCTCAGCCGGAGCGGTCGTGTTGTCGAGCATCGCCACAGCCAGACCGAGGGTCGCGTCGACAGCCTGGCTCAAGCTGAGCGCGCTCAACTTCACATCGGGCGAAGGTTGGGCGGCCATGATCGGTTCGCCTGACTCGTCCCAACCCTTGAAGATGACCGGGCCGGCGAGCTCGATACAGGCCAACGCAGCGCACAGCGGACTTTTTCCAGAGCCCTTCGGTAGCACTATCATCGCGCGTCGCCACAGGTACTTGCCTCGCTCGTCCAGTGCGTACCACCACGACACGAAACGGGCCTGGGACTGCCTCCAGCTCCACGCATCGCCCGCATGCTCACCATCGGGCTGGGTCAAAATGCACTCTGCCCAAGCGAGCACCTGCGGGCCTGCCGTCTTGATCCCGTGGTCCTGGGGCCAACCTTCCGGGAGTCCGTCGTCTGCGATCGGCAGGGCGATCATGCCGGGGCCTGCCGAGTCCACCGGGCCTGAGCAGCAGCACGCTTACGCTCGGACTCGCCTGCCTTGCGTTCGGCCTCTGCTGCCAGAGCGCCGGCGTCGACCTCGGGCAGTTTCAGCGAGCGCAGCATCGCGGTGAGCGTGGCCCGGTGCTGGCGCAACTCCGAGATCAACGGCGCCGCGACAACCTGCCCCATCGAGCCCTTGCCCGTCTTCGGCTGGCCTTTCTGCTCTGCCTCCATCTCGTCAATGAGATCGGCCTCACGACACGAGTCCTCAAGGGTCCGCAGCTCGTCAGGACGAAGGTCGTACTTCTTGGCGATGGCGTGCCATAGATGCTTGCCGCCAGTGCCCAAACCACGGGGCGCTGTCTCGTTCATTGCTCTACCTCCTGGGTCGAAAAACGTGAGGGGTCGGAATGCAGCCACTTTTGCCCGGTAAACCAGTTGCACGGTGGCCTTAGACCGAGGGGGTCCCCCGCCACCCCCATCTCATCCGTGAACTGCAACTGGTCACGGCCGTGACCAGTTCGGAGCCGGGTCATGCGATGCGTCCTGGGTGTTGCTCGGGTGGTCGAGTGCGGTTGCGGTTGCTGCCTGCTCGTCCTGCTGCCTGCTCGGTCTTGGTCTTCTCTTGATGGCAGTGACGTCCACAGGTAGGGCATGGGTTGGCACCTGATGGTGTGCCGTGGATTGGTGCGAGGTTGTCGAGGTCATGGGTGCCACCTCGTGCCACGTTCAGTAAGTGATCGCACTGATCGCTATCGCCATGTCCACAGACGTGGCACACGCCGTTGTGTGCAGTCATCACCTGCGCCTTGATGGTGCGCCAGTTGCTTGGTTCAGGGCGTCTATGCCAACTCATTGCCGTGCCTCCTGCCTGTCCATCGAGTGACTGTCCATCGAGTGACTGACTCACGACTGTCCATCGACTGAACTGTCGTGACGTGTGTGTCGTATCGAGTCGATAGATGCATCAAGAGTGAGTGGGTAGTCACATCGCGCAGCGCCTGCACCTGGAGTACTGACGCGGAGCTCGATCCGCAGATGTGACTACCCACGTTCATGGGGTCCGCTTGGCGTTGGCTACCAATGCGTCAGCCTCAGCGCCGCTGTTGAGCCTGAGCTTGCAACCGCTCCGGACGAGAGCGACCCAAGGCCCGCCAACTCGCGGCCGACGTATCCGAACCATAGTTGAGCCGTTCGGCTCGATATCGTGTTGGACGACTTCGTGCTCGCCGCGCCACAGGTTTTGTGCGCCTTC